TATTTTTAAGTTCTTAACGTACGCTCCTGATTTTAGAATTATATTCTCATTAAATTGTGCCATATCTCTTTATTTTTTATTATTCTATTATTAAATTTCCAACAATACTACCAATCCACATAACTTGTAAGGCATCATCGCTAAGATGTTGAACTTCCACATATCTTATATTCCCTTGCTCATCTATCATATGTACATCTGGCATCCTCCCTAATCTATGTTGAATGTATTTATATCTTTCTTCTGAATTAATAGGAATAGGAGGGGTTTCCACTTTAATCTCTGGGATTGCTTTATCTCCTAAGTAAGTATATTCCAATACTGGGATTTCATCAATAACAGGGTTTACATAACCAACTAAGTATTTCCTTTTTGTGTCCTCTTCAAAGTTTTGAAAGTCGTTATAAGCAATAAGAGTTGCATTAGAAGTATCTTTATCACAAACAGCATATATGTATTGAATGTCTGTTAAGTCTAAATCAACCTCTTGTGGGTCTAATTGATATGACGTAGTTTTATCATAGTCAAATATTACTTGTTGGTCGGTCAATAGTAATTTACTGCCGTCTAATTCTATCTTAGGAGGAACAGAAATAGGGTCTTGCTTTGAATCGGCAAAGAATGAAAGTAAAGACTTGTCTTTCTCATCTACTAAAGTAGTTAATCGTTTGTTTTTAGTGTTTATCTTCTTTGCATTTAAGATTATCTTAGCTCTATTAAAATTAATATCGCTCTCTAAAGATAAATCACTCCCAAAAACCTGTCTTCCTAAATTAACATCTCCTAATATTGTCCCTATATCGGTACCTCTTGGAATACCACCAAGAGTAGTAGTAAGATTATTAGTAGTTCTATTGTTTTCATTAGCAACATCTCTTAATAAGCCTATTTCTCTATCTAAAATAGCTATATCTCTATCAAAGGTAGTAGTTATACCTCTATCTGTTATTGAAGGTCTTGTTAAATTACGTCTATAAGTTAAATTAGAAACATTAAGGACGTATCTATCTAATTGTTGGTCATTAGTTTTAGCAATCTGAACAGATTTAATAGTCAATTCAGCGTAATTATTATCATTGGTCCCTGCCAAAGAATTATTTCTTATCTTTATCTTATTTCCTGCTCTTAATTTATTAAAATCTATTCCTTGAGCTTGTATAGCTATATGGTCTAAAACTATGGAGTAAGAATACCTTGCTTCTTTATTAAGCTCTTTTTTAAGCCTATCTTCGAGCTTTTGTTCTGCAGATAAAACATAAGGCTCATAAGGGTATCTAATGCCCTCTATTATGAACAAGTCTTTCTTTGCTGGTATTAAGTTTCCTCGAGGTATTTCAGGGAATAAATTAGCATCATTTTCAGTATTTGTAGCATCATTGATTATATGTTTTAATTCAACACAATAATAACTTGGTGCATTTATACTATTACCTTCTTGGTTAGTAGTAGCTAATGTTTTGTCTGTTCGTACAAAGACACCATTATTACTCACTAAGCTATGTTCTCTTGCGACAGCAAATTTATTACCTGCAAGTTTACCATTTTGAAAAGTAAATAATACATTCTTATCTTTTGAGCCACTCCACCTATCATCCATAGGATTAAAGAATAAATTCTTTGTCCATATAAAGAAAGACTTAGTAGTATAGTCAAACATAACTCCTCTTTCTATTTTTAAGTCTTGTATGGTTAAAGAATGTCTATTGCTTGTAGTGTTCCCCCCGTAATAATCATAACTAATCCCTTGTAATAATGTAGTTCCTACTCTTAATTCTAACTTAAAATCTCCATTAACGTCAAATTCTACACCATATAAAATATCTAACGAAATAGCAGCATCAAATTCGCTTATTGTTACAACTTCTTTTTCCCACACTTGAGATTGCAAGTAGTCTATCTCTTCTTGTGTGTATTTTTCTGTGTCTAAAATAATACAATTATATTTGTAATCTTGAGCTGAAGGAGAATAATAATATCTAAAACGGGCATTATTATTTATAGCTTCGTCTGCAGTTAGTTTTTCGTATGTAGGATATGCACTATATCCTCCTCCTGCATAAGTAATCCTTGTATGCCTTGATACCCCATTCCAATATTTTTTAACTCCATTTTCAATGAAATAAAACTTATATCCTGAACTTACTTCTCCATTTTTAGAGAAATAAGTAATAGGGGCAGGCTCAGAAGTGCCTGAATGAAATTTTAGTGATACATAATTACCTGTCCCATCATCTTTATATAAATAAAGAGAAGAAGTAACCCTAACTGGAAGTTTAAATCCAAAGTTTAGTGTTTCTTTAGGATGAATAGTAACTTCATTTGGTATTATTCTAATATTTCTATTTTGACCATTAGAAAAATAATAAACTTTCCTTACTTCAGGAGTGATACCTACTGTATGATAATACATAAAATCTTCAGGAGGGCTGTTGAATGTATCTATTTCAGGCACAAAAGGGCAATAAGCAAAAGGGACTTTAAGATTTGTTCTATTCCCATATTGGTCAGTTACTATATTGTCAGTATCCTCCCAATATTTCCCTGTTGGAGGGATATAAACATCTACTATCTCATCTAATCTACCTAAAGGCTGTCCATTATCAGAAGCATATTGTTCTATAATAGAAGGATAAATATCTTCAAAGTCTTGTTTTATATCTTTAACTCCATACTTAGCAATAGACTCATCGTCTTGATAGAAAGTAATAGGTTTATAAGTTTCATTACCCTGAAATGTAGAGCGTCCGTCATTATACCCTTTCCAAAACTCATCAGAGAAAGGTGGCATAGGAGGGTTATATTGCAAGCCACTATATCCTACCTTCCATCCTTCTAAATATTCTCTAAAACACTTAGGCATTAAGTTGCTATAATAAGATAAGTATCTTGGAAAAGGCTCTCTCCTTTCTTGAAATCTATGATTTATTACCCATTGATTATCTATATACTGCCAAGCATCTAAAGCGTCAGGATATTCAGCATTAGGTATCACATAAATCTTTAAAGTGTCTGGATTTGCAGGCAATGTTTCTACAATAATATTATTGCCGCTCTCTGTATCTATATGCTCTCTTATTGCATAGTAATTAACAGGCAGGTTTTGATTTCCTCCAACACCATAAATTCTATTAGGGACTATCTGTTCATCTGTAGTCCTTGTAATAGACAACAATCCTCCTTCACTTGACGTTCCTCCATAAAGAAACACCTTATCTAAGCCGTTGCCTTTTGTTACAACTTGTATAGGTTTATTTATAATTATCCAATAAGTATCATTTACTAATTCAAAGTCAAATCTATATGTTATCTCTTGATTATTTATAGTTTGCTTACTTTCTTCGTTGAATTTTGTAAGTATTTGAAATAATGAAGTCGAGCTTAAGTCTCCTAAATTAAACATCTTACTTCTATCGTAGGAGGTATCGGTAAGCTCATCTTCAATACCTACATCATATAGTTTTATGTTTATATCATCTAATCCGAAGATATAGTCTAAGTTTTTTCTTATGAATAATATAAAATCATAAATATTGCCATAGAAAGAGGCTGGAGAAGTAAACTCTATCCCTAATTCAGGATTAGCAGTATCAACAACTCCATTAATATCTCTTTTGTAAACATAAGATACATTCTTAGCGAAAATATTATCTAATTTATTTCTCCTACTTTCAAAAATAAGAGTATAGTTAATGTTTTGTTTCTCGTTATCCTTTACACCAGTAGGCTTTTCAGAATTAAGGAAATAAATATCATTATTATATTGAATACAGAAAGACGTTTTAAAAGTAATAGGAGTTTCTACACCACCAACATACTTAATTGGTAATGATAAATTAGTAGATAGAGTATGTTTACCCATATCTTCACAATTAATAGTATATTCCGCTATTGATGAAAATTCAGGTATTCCTGTATCTATATAATTACTTCCTACTTTTTCTTTTATTTCTAACATTAGTTGGTCCCATTAAAGTTACACATATAAGGCTTTGGTACCCTAAACACCACTTTAAATTCCTGAAAGTCTTTTGTGTTCATATACTTATGTCTATCATAAGAAGTAACCGAAAGACTTTTGTAATATCCCATTATCTTATTGTTCGTATATTCATTTCTTATTTGCAAAACATCAGCTCTTGTCCCAGCAGATAGAAAACCTTTAAAAGCATTTATTTTAGCCTCAAAATCTTCAGTAGTTTTATTAAAGTAGATAAATTCTAACTCATAATCAAATGCTTCTTTAGGGTTTTTTCCTGTAGTTGTATCAATTAAAGCAGGGGCTGTTTCTTCTCCTTCTTTTTCAATATATGAAACAACCTCTCTTTGCTTAAGTTTCTCTTCCAATAAAGATTGTCCTACAAGATGAAAACCAAATTGAGATTTTATATTGTATTGCAAATTACTAAACGAATTTGTTATTACTATGTTTGCGTCTCCTACTGCCATATAGCTTACTTGTTTATTATTTTAATTCTACTAACATTAGGTTTCTCTATATCGTTATTACCATAAGAAAATATTACTATCTTACAATCTTCAGTGCAGTCAATATTAATATCTGAATTATCAAAAATATTAATAGTATAAAATCCTGCCTTATTAAATATCAGACGTAAACTGCTATTGTCAGAGATAGTAATGATGTTATCTAAAGAATTTATAGTAATATCTCCATTGCATCCATTTAGAACATAATCTTTCTTGTTTTTATCTATTTGTAAATCAATACAATCCTCTAAAATATATATTCCATTTTCCTTAAGTAACTCTTTCTCGAAATAATCTCTGATAAAGTATAAAGAAAGAGGTTTTTGCTGAATTATAAATTCAGGTTCTTTGGCATACATTTTTAATAGACTATCCTTAGAAGAACCATCCCATTGGTTTGTACCTTGTTGACACAACCCTTTGCTTTTACATTTAGCATATATTAAGTTTGATAATTCTTGCAATTCCATCTCTAAAATATTTAAGGCAAAAATACATAAAAAAATTCATATATGGTAATAAAATGTGGAAAAAGATAAATATTTATATTTTATCTTATTTTTAGAGTGTATATTTTAGTGTTATGTGAACATCCCATCCACGTAAAAACGATGGATGGGTTTTACACTCCTTGTTATAAATAGAGGGGCGATATAACCCCTCTATCTGTTTAAGTTCGTTAAGATATTGTCTTTATACCAAAGGCTGTATCCCCATTAGGATTTGGTATAACTACCTGAGAGAATTTATCGTAGAATTGTGCTACCTTTTCTGCGTTAAGTCTTGTGTTAGCCTCTATTGCTACTAAGTTAGCTATTTGATTAGCCATAATATCGCTTATGTCAATAGGAGTTACGCCTGCACTTAATTGAGCTTGTTGCATAGAAGATTGTACATTGTTTTCTATTATATGTCTTATCATTGAAACTTCTCCTGCCATTGCAGTAGTAACGTTCAAATGAGAAAGCCAATAACCTGCCAATGTAGAAATAGATTGTTCCGACGCTCCTGATATACCTTCTTTAAGCCCTCCCATAGTAGATAATGATGTATTAAAAGCGTTACCTATTGAAGTAAAGAAAGGAGCTAATGCACTCATTGATTGATTTACTTTTTGGGATGCTTCTAAAGCCATTTGAGTTAATGTGTCAACTTCATCTGTAGAAATATTCCCATCTTTTATCATTTCTTCTACAGAATCAAAAACCCCTTTTAAATGTTTTTGTATTACTTGTGCTGCAATAGTCTTAACAATCATATCCTCTATCATCTCTCCAAACTTTTGCTTAAGAGCATTAAAGGTATTAGTTCCTGACTTGTAAGCCTCAAGCCATACATTAATCAAATCTTCCGTTACTCCTTTAAGGTCGCCCCAAAGGTCGTTTATCATCTCTCTTTGTTTGTCTATCGCCTGTTGAGTATAGTCAGTGATATTTTCTGTGTATTCTTGAACCTTATCTTCATCGGGTTTTGTCTTGCTTTGTTCTGCTGCTAATTGTCTTTGAGCGTAGATTGTTTTCTTTTCTAATTCATCAACTTGAGCTGCAATAGTTTGGTAGTAGTCGTTTCCCGCTAAATCGTTTAAAGAATTTTCCAATTGTTTAATAATCCTATCGCTATCTTCAAGAGCTTTATTCATATTATCAATTTCATTATTAGCAGCTCTATTTGCAGCTGCTTGATAAAGTTTTAAAGCACCTACTAAAGCCATAATTCCACCAACTACCCAAAATGCAGGATTAGCCAACATAGCTGTATTCAGTGCAATAGTAGTAGCTTCTCCAACTTTCTCAATAGCAAAAAACGTTGTCATCACTGTTTGTAATATACTATAAGCAGATTGAGCAATAGTAATAGTATCGTTTATCTCTTGCATCACTTTAGCAAACTCTTCACTTTCTTTACCTTTAAATACTTTCATTAACCCTTGCATAAATGAAGTAACATCTCCAGTAAGCCCTTGTATCTTAGAAAGCATATTACCTAATTGCTCTACTTGGTCGTTAAAAGTTTTTACTGCCTCTTTTTGCTTATTAACCTTGTTTATATAGTCTTGAGTAGAAACATTTAATTGATTGTTTAAATCAGTTAGTTTAGTTGCTATTTCTATTTCTTTCTGACTTACTGCAATTTTTTCTTCTTCGGTAATATCAGGATTATTTAATCTTAGCTGAGCCTCAAATTTATCTAACTCCAATTCTTTCTTTTGCTTTTCTAATATAGTTACTAATTCTTTTGCATTAGTTATTTCTTCTGTATTAGGTATAAAAGCATCTTTCCAAGAATATTTAGTTGGAAGAAGTATTTTATCAATCTTTTCTATCTGATTAACTAACTCTTTCATTTGAGTAGGGTCCAAAGCTCCTTTGTTTAATTCTTTAATTGAAACAAGTTTTTCTCTAACCCTTTCTAAAACATCCCTACTTGTTGTTTCTAAGTTGCTAAACATTTGAGTATACCATTCGCTTTCTTTAAGTTGTTGTAGCTCTATCTTAGCAATTTGTTCTCTCTCTCCTTGTTTAGATATTGATATAAGCCTATCTTTTTCTTCTTTGGCAATACTTAGTTTTTGTATTTCTTCAATATGTTTCCTTGTTTTAGCTGTAATCTCTACCTTCTGTAACTCTGCATCTTTATACTTTTCAACACTACTTAAAACATCCTTGATGATATTCTTAGAAGTATCTTTATAGTTATTTAAAATCGTTTCAAATGCCTTTTGTGCAGGTTCAGGGAGTTGTTTCATTATCTTATCAAAGTCAGTCAAAAGAGATGCGTTATTTACATCTAACTTAAGATTTCTCAAAATGTCAATGTCTTTATCACTTGAAAAAGCTCCTTCAATAACTTTATTTAAGTTGTCTTTAAAGCCACCAAGCATATCCATACTTCCCGCTCCTTCAATCATATCAGTAAGATTTTTAGAAAGATTATAATCTCCTGTGGTTTTAAACATATCCTCAAATAAATCTATCCTCGCCTTAGCCTTATTAAGCTCGTCTTGAACATCTTGGAGTATCTTATCTGAAACTCTTTTTATGTTTTCAACCTTTACATCTCTAATTTCTAAATCAATCTTTTTAATCTCTGCATTTATCTTGCTTATCTCAACTCCTTTCTTAGCACCTTTAAATTTCTTTTCAAGTTCTTTTTTGGTGTTTTCTAAGTATGAAATATATGCTTCTTCTGTATATCCACTTTGCATCTCTTTTGGGAGAGAAGACCTGCCATCTAACCCTAAGAATAAAGCTAAAGACTCTTCTTTTGCAGTTGCATCACTTGAATATTTTAGAAGCTCATCGTATCTTTTCTTGAGTTCTTTAATGTTGTCTATATCAGACTTAATGCGTTCAACAGCTAATTCTAATACTGATTTACCTTTAGGTCCCTTCTCTACTCTTTTCTTTCTTTCAAGTTGCATTAAATCCATAGTCTTAGACATCCCATCAAACATTGCTTGTGTTTCTTTGATATATTTTTCGTCTATCTCTTTATCTCCTGAAGGGCTACTAACAATCTTATTCCCTTCGTCAAAAGCTTTCTTTGCTCTATTTAATTCTGATTCTACTTTATCAATTTCTTTCCCTAATAAATCTGCAACATCATCAAATCCCCACCCTTCTCTTTCTGGTGAGTTTGTTATCTCAAACCATATTCCTTCTTTTGCTAATCTTTGATTTAGCTCTTTAATATATCTGTTTTCTTTTTTAGACTCGGTAGTATCTTCTACCATTTTATATTTTATATATATTGGATTTTTAGTCAGCTCAATAAATCTTTTAACTGTTTCATTTCCAAGTCTATAAGTTTCATCAAAATATATCTTTAGTTGTTCTTTTTCTTTCTGTGTTTTTAAGCTGAAAGCAGATGTTGTTTTTGCATAAAAGTTATTTAAAGCAACTTGTTGTGTAGCTAAATCTTTAATAAATTCCTGTACTTCGTTAGAACGATTAAGCCCATACGTAGCCTTAACTACCTTTTCTATTTCCTTCCAGTTATTTTCTAAATAAGCTTTAGTTATATCATTTTCAGCTTTTAACATTCCTGTAACATTTATTCCGTCTTGTTTTCTTTTATCAATAAGCTTCAAAATCTTTTTATAAGACTCGTCTAAGTTTGTAGTTATCTTATCTATGTTTGTATCGTCAATTATATTATATAGCTTATTGGGGTTTGCACTAATACCTCCCATTATTTGTTGATATTCCTTTACCGCTTCATTGATTTTTATATATCTATCTAATTCGTTTTTTATATTAACAAGTCTTTCTGATACTATCCTATTTAGAGTTTCGTTCTCTTTAACGGACTCTATCATAGTGTTATTAATATTCCTTAGTTTTGTTTGATACTTTTCAGAATTTAATAGTTTCTTATTTTCTTCATTATTAGCATCTGCAATTAATTCATTTATCTCTCGAATATCATTTTTCGTATTAGGATTTATCTTTCCTAAGTTTTCGCTTAGCTTGAATAAATTTTGTTCTGTATCAATAGTTAATGTCTTTGAAAACTCCTTAGCAGCCTTAGCCCCTTCTCTTAATTTAGATATTATTGCAGGGATTGCAATAGCAGCAGCCATTATCCAATTAGCAGGATTAAATAACATAGATGTAGCAAATGCCTTTAAAGAAACAATAGTATTAGATATTGCTACTCTTAATTTCATATAACCTAAGCTCGTCCTTGCTAATGCTCTTTCGTGAGCCGTTCCAAATATTACCTGTTGCTTTAAAGCTTGAACATTTTGATATAAAGCATTATTTAGAAGCCCAACTTGTTGAGCTGATTTTGCAGCTTCAGGAGTGAGTTTATTTAATATAAATAATCTCGATGTAGTATCTTTACTTAATTTGTCATTTACATAATAATCTTCAAGTGTACTTTGGTCTATTTTCCCTCTCTTTCTAAAAGAAACATTATTTGTACTATCAACTCCAGCAATCTTATTTATAGCTATTTCTTGTGCTTCCCTTAATTTTTGTAGTTTTATATTTCTTAATATTTCATTCCCTTGTTCGCCTAATGCTTTATTATATAGTAGTGTACCTGCTCTTGCCGTCAAGAATGATACTCCTATTCCACTAATCAAATTCATATTATCAGAACCAAATCTTATAAGTTGTCTTGATACATCAATAGTACCTTTAAGGACACCATAATTTGCTTGTCCTATCTTATCATAAGCAATTTGAAGCTCATCTATTAAGTTAGAATAGCTACCTTTTATAGTTTGTGCTTGTTTCTTTTGCATATCAAAGAAAGAACCTCCTGCATCAGTCATATCCCATAACACATCTCTTACCATTTCAAATGGTACTTTCCTTTCAGATATTAACCCAAATACATCTGACGTAGTTACAAGCTTTCCATTAAGTAAGGTAAATTTCTGTGCTAATTTCTCAACTAAAGGAATACCTGCTTCTGTAAACTGACGTAGTTCTTGACCTCTTAACACACTTGCTGCCTTAACTTGACCATAAGCTAAGATAATTCTACTCATATCAACACCAAGTCCAGCAGATATATCAGCCAACCTCTTTGTTGTTTCTGCAATTTCATTTTTATTTACCTGAAAAGCAGATAGTTGTTTCATGTAAGTAACAATGTCTTTTACTTGGAAAGGACTTTCAAGAGCTTGTGTTTTAGCCTCTTCAAATAATTGATTAGCTTTATGTTGGTCTTGGATTATAGCACCTAAAGCAATTCTTTGAAGCTCAAATTCTCCAGTAATATCTTTAATGTTTTGGGCAACTCTTGCAATTGCATAAACACCTAAATATTGACGTGCTAATACCTGCATTTGACTAAGAGTAGTACTTTGTGCTTTCATAGAGGAGGTAGTATTATTCATAGCACCTCCAACTCTATTTGTTGTCCCTATAAGTTCTTGCTTTCTTTTATTAAGAAGAGCTATACGTCTTTCCATTTCTCTATACTGCTCACTTCCTTCAGCAGTAGTATAGTTAAGTTTAGATTGCCTGCGTTTTAATTCATCTATAATATTATTATTAGAGGAGATAGATGTGCCTTTCATTTTCATTAGGTTAACATCAGGCATACCTCTAAGAGACTTAGTCAAGCTTTTAAGCTCTTCTTTTGCTTTAGCAAGCTCGCTCCTGACTTTAATTACTTGGTCGCTATCAAGTTTAACACGTCCTCCAATAGTGGATAAATCATCAATACTCTCTTTTAGTCTCTTAACTTTAGTTCTTGCCTCATCAATTGTATTTGAAGGCATATTGATAGCCTTTTGGCTATACATAATATAAATCCTAAGTCTTTCATTGATTTGATTTCCTATCTCTGCTCTTTCTTTTTCTTCAACTTTTAGTTTTCTTACCTTTTCGCCCATTTGAGAGTATAATCGTTCTCCTTCTATCGTAGTGGTGTTGATTTCTTTCATACGAGCTAATATCTCTTTTTGAGCAAGTAGATTTTCTGTTGAACTACCATATTCTGCACCCAAGAGGCTTTCGTTTGACTTAAATTTAAAGTTCTTATCTAATTCATTTTGCAATTTATTTATATAATCTTTACTTTTGTTAATTTCAGAGTTAAGAACCTTTAATTGCTTAGGGTCTAAATTAAGCTCTACCTTAACCATATCAAGCCATTCAACATTCTCCTTCAGCATTCCCATTTTATTATTTACATCAACGATGCTTTTTTCAGGGAGCTTCATAATATCTTTACCTGCAACTATACTTTCTTTAAGAACGCTATTAATCTCTTTTTGCTTATTCTCTTCTTTATACAATACATCAATTAAAGATTTTCTTTTTACCTCCATTTGGTTATATAAATCAACACCTTCTTTTGTACTTGTATTAATACTTTTTTGCCTTTTCTCTATCTCCCCAATAGTATTATATAAGTCTTTATATGTTTGCTCTGGAGTGAATTTAATCAGCTCCTTGTCTGATTTATATGACAATCCCCCCTTTATTTTATTTATAGATGCTGATGTTTTATTTATAGCATCATCTATTTTGTGTATTTGCTTAGGGTCTATATTAATATTAACTCTTAATGCACTAAGCTCTCCAAGTCTATCTTGAAGCTCCTTTACTTTATTTCTTGCTTCAGTAACGCTACTTGATGGCAACTTCATAGTGTTATTAAAATCTGTGTAATATTTAGAAATATCAGGAGATTTATCTTTAGCGATTGCAGTATATTTACTTAATTTATTTAGTTCTTTTACCGCACTAATAGCTTCCGTTCTAACATCAGAGGCAGCAGTCATTACATTTTTTAATCCTGATGTTAGTTTATTAGTATATCCGATACTTTTTTCTTGGTCGAAAGCCGCCCCAATATCATTAAGGGTCTTACTTATACTTTTTACAAGAGCTTTTAATTTATTATCATCAACAACAACACCTATCTTTAAGTTGTTATTAATGTTATTAACTTCGGCTTTTAATTCTGCCATAGCTTCTCGAAGTTCCTTTTTCCCTTTGTTTCTATCAAACTTAGGGACAATTTCTAATCCTGCTCTAAATACTGTATTTTCTGCCATAACTATACTACTTTAACTTATTTTTTAATTCTTTTTCTTTACGTATCTTCTCTGCTTTTTCTTCTTCAGAAAGATACCTTTCTCCCAACATCCTATTAAATTCTTCGAGTTCTTTTTTATCTTTCTCGCTTACATTAACTTTATTTTTCTTCTTGCCATACTCAATTCTTGTCTTATCCATTAGCATAATAGTCTGTTTTATAACACTATCTAAATACCAATACCTTAGCCAACTCCATAAATTATAATTCCCATAAATCTCCTTGATTATCGTATTTTGTAGCCCAATATCAGTCTTGCTTCTTATTATAGTTGCATCATTGCTATCTTGCTCTGACTTAGACTCATTATAGATATTGAGCTTTTGTAAAAAGCCTCTATCTCTTTAGGGTTGATGCCTTTTTCTATTATAGAAAAAAACACCTCGCTGTCATATCTCCATCTCAAATAGAACATATAAACTCTAAGGAATAAAAATACCAAGATTGGATTATGGAGTAAGATGTATGCAACTACTCTTACGTCTGCATTCTTATCTCTTAAAGTCATAGACTCTCCATTTTCATTAACCTTTAATCCTACATCAATTATTTTGTCGTAAATAATTCTTTTAGGGTATCTAATTTTAAATTTATGCCCCTTAACTATTATACTAATCTTCTTATCTTTAAGAATAGATGTAGCTGTTGCAGCTAAATCATATACTCCATCTTTATTTTCTTTTTCCTCTTCCATATTATTTATTTTAATAAAAAGAGAGGTAAAGAGGATTTACCTCAATACCTCTCTAATTACAAGTTTGTTAGTCTAAACTATTTTGCAATAAGCAACCAAGTTTTTCCTGCATACGCAGTAGTGAAAGAAACAGCTGTTCCGCCTACAGTAATCTTTGCTGGTGCTTCAGAGAAGTTAAATCTTGATTCGATAGTCATATTATCTGTACTATCGCCCTTCATTAAAAACTTAGAAGCAATAGAAGACTTAGGTATCAACATACCTTTGTAAGCATTAGACTTGTCAAATTCTATGTAAACAACTGCTTCAGAAATTGAACCTGATGTTGCTCCATAAGCTAACACTTTGTTTTCTTCAAATTTTCCTGTTGACCCAGCTACAGCTGCTATTTCGGTCATCTTAAGTACTTTTTTGCAAACAGCTTCATTCACATTGTGAAGTTCGCCTTTCATACCATAAGAACCTTGTTTAATGGTTGTAAAAGCTACAGACCCATCTGTATACTTTTTGTCTTCTACGGTAACATCATCCCCTTCTTGAGAGAATGTACCTTCTGCAAACTTTCCAACGCAATCAAAGTCGCCTGCAACAACTCCTGCTGTAATAGAAGGCAATACTAAGCTTTCTAATAACTTTGGTGTTGCTACTGTTGAAGGATGATTTGCGTGTTCCATAATCCAAAGAGTTGATACCCCTTGAATAGTTGAAAGAACTGAGTTTAAATTTGTTCCTGCCATAATATTAAAAATTTAATTAAGTTAATGTTCTATTTATTGTGCAGTGGATATTAAGCATTTTCGTTGCATAACCTAAAGACACATCAATATCATCAAAGATATTGTATTCTTTAGAAATACTGAAATAGTAATTATCCTCCACGATAGATTTATCAAGAATATCCGAAAGGTTATTCATAATATATCTAAGTCGGACTTTATTTATACTCTTGTCTTGTAAGAGTTTTGAGTTCACTTCAATAAGTACTATACAATTAGCCACATCCCCTTTATCAATAAAGCCACCATTTCCACTAATAAGTATGTAATCATTTGGAATACTGCTATTAGGTGGAGTTAGTGTGAATATATTTTCAGCAGGGACAACACAATTACCTTTAACTAAAATATCTTTTAGTTTGTCGCAAATGGATGATGTATCTTTTTCTTTTAGTTTCATAAGTTTATTTTTTAGTTAATCCAAATCCACCACTTCTTCCTTCAAAAGCAAATGAAGGTTTTATTCCTGCACCGACTTTTTCGTTTTGTAGAATATAAGAAAATATAGAATACATCTGTTCAGTGTATTTATCAAACCATCCAACCCCTCGTTTTTGTCCCGATGTCTTTGGAGTTCCTAATCCATAATTAACCCAAGAAGAGTGAGGTGCAGCAGAAAATAAATAAAGTGATAGTGTAGTAATATCCTTAGATTTAAAATAGATTACTTTAGTATTTTTAGGTAATGAGTTAAATTGGTCAGATATAAAGTTAGTTCCTTTGCCTCTGTTTCTTTGTTTGTTTTTATAAGCAGCATATCTTCCGTTTTTCTTATAAACAATAACGTCGTTATAAGCAAGAGCATATCCTGTCAAAGAAACTAATTCGCCTGTTTGATTTTGAAACATTTTAGCATCATTCCTTTGCATTTCTCCAAAGAAATAAAGAAATGTTTCATCGAGAGATGATTTTAGTATAGGTAGAGCATTTTTTATTGTTTCTTCTCTATATCCTGTTACTACTTCATTTATTTGTTTAGATAAAGTTTTTTCTCCATCACGATTGAGAAACATCCCTTTAGGAAGAGTAATGTTTAAATCTTTTAAGCTTGCCATATCAATACGTTGTTTCGTTTAAGTTAATTCTGATGCCCCTTAACTTTCCAAAATCTATATATTGAAAATCTAAGATAGTAGCCTTGATGGTCCTACCAACACTTAAAGTTATCTCTACGCTTTGGTTTAAAGCCAAGCCTAAAAGACTTCCTGTGTATGGTATATATAATCTCGGACTTTGTGCCATCGTTACTCCTTCGATAATATTAGTTGATGCACTTTGGTAATCACAAGAACCACTATATAGTGTTTCACGAGAGATTTCGCCAGTAACATTATCTACTACTTCGTTTCCTAAGATTTCACAGCTATCTTTGTATGGTAACATATTATATAGTTATTGAGTGAAATTCACAAATTTCTTCATTAGTTTCGATACCCCATTTCTTTCTAAATTCGGATGCTTTATTTCTATGAAACAGCCTGTCAGCATTTGTCATAGAATATCCGTGTTCAGAAATAGACATATCTCCACGTTTTTCTGTTCTGCCACTACCATTGCTTTTATTAGCGAAGATTTCGTGAAGGTCAGCTAAAGCTAAATCTCTACTCTCTTCGCTAACTGAAGCAAAGTCAGCAGTACCATCGATTTCATATTTAGCAAAGATGAATTTAAAGTTAGCTTCTGAAAAAGCATTTTCTTCAAATTGTCCTTCTAAATATTCTCTTATTGTTAATTGTACTGCCATAGTTGTAAATTATTAATGTTAAATGCCTAATCCTGATGATGCAGCCTTATCTGTGTTAAGAATAATCACATTCTTAGGGTTTTTAGCAACAGGCATAACCATAGCTTCAAATCCTACCTTTTCTTGAATTGGGTCTGATTGGAATTTCTTTTGAATAACAATCATTTCATTTTCAATAGCAGTAGTGATAGTAGCAGGGTTGTTGTCGTATCTATTCAATGGAATAGTGTTGTAAAGGTCATAGAAAGAATTAGAGCCTCTTAATATCACATTTGTAGGAGCGAAAGAAGATGAGCTTACTGTTGGAATACCATCAACTTCAATCATAGACATTTCATCTACAATTACTACGAATGGCAATCCAAGATTTTTTCTTACAGACTCCCATACAATATCACTTCCAATATTAGCAACAGGAGCATCAGCAGAGTAACCTGCAAATATTCTGTATTGAGCTAATGTAAGAGGGTGAGAAACAAGTCTGTCAAATCTCGCCTGTGTCATTTCAAAGTGAGAATAAGATATTTTTTGCTTCTTAGCAACTTCAACCATTCTCTTTAAGTCAGACAAAGGAGAGTAGTCATCATCACTCCATTTTTTAGTAGCGTGCTTGCAGCAAAGTTTATTTGCAGCAGGGACTTTAAGGTCGTATTCGTAAGGAATACCATCAGGGTTATTATCAGAGTCGAAAATAATTTTTCCTGTAGAAAGTCCTTGAAATACCATATCGTTGATACGAGAATGGATACCTATTACTTGAGCAGTAGATTTATTCAATACTTTTCTTAAGTAATATTTTTGGATGCCATCACCCATAACGCCCATCTTAATAATATCACTAATATCGGTAGCTTCCATTTTGAAAGCGTGTCCTATCCTAACGATATTACCAAACATTTCTTTACCTCCTGAAATACTTCTAACAGGTAAAGAAGCATTAGCAGAAACAACAGAAGCCTTTACTTCAACTTCTTTTTCTTCTAAAACTCTTCTCCAAACATCAACCACTTGAGGGTCTAATTTGTCGCAATATAATTTCCAAATAGGGTCGTTGTATTTAGCATTTGCTGTTTCAACAATAGATGCTAAAGTCTTAGAATTATTAATTAAATTAAATAATTCGTATAATGAAAGTTCGTGTGTCATATCTTAGCCCTCCCTTTATTTAGATTGTGAAAAAACAAAATTGCAACCATTGTCCAATAAACATTGTTTAACTATGTTTGGAAGCATAGGTATTCTTCTTTCGTAAACAACTCCATATAAAAGTCCAACACAAGCATCTGCATAAACAGCAGTTGCATATTCATTCTTCTTAATATCAGTAGGAGTAATACAATTAGGCACTACGTCAGGAACTGCTGCTGATGCTGACTCTTCATTAGCAAGTACAAGGAAATCTCCTTTAGCTGCAATAAGTTCATCATTTACAGTCAATACATCTTTAGTAGTAGCACTTCTATCAATTGCTGTAATCTTAACAGCAAGACCAGCGGTAGTCATAGTAGAGCCTAATACCATAATAATATCGCCTACTTTTAGTGGGTTTCTTCCAAATCCGTTTACGGTGTCAAGTTCTTTTTCTATATCAATAGTTAAAGCACCTGCTACATCGGTTGCAGTAGCAACTTTTGCTACCTTAAAAATTTTTGCAGTACGAGCTACCTCGTTAACCTGCATTGGTGTTCCTGCTGGGATATATCCGTCAGCAATAGCTGGAACATCTTCCAAAGCTACTTGGAATCCTCCAGTAAGATTTACAAGACCAATATCACTAAATATAGGTCTGCTCTTACCAAATTCTCTTTCGCCTGAAACATTGTTGTTATAAGCTGTGTCCATAATAAAATAAGTTTAATAATTATTTTCCTTTAAATCGCTGCTCAAAGCTCTCGGCTCTTTTCTTCTCTTCTTCAGCTTTTAGGCTTTCTCCTTTTAAGAAATCCTTAAGTTCAGAGGGGATGTCGTCTTTAGGTGTTTTTTCTCCTTTTTTTAGAGGCACACCTAAGATTGTAGAGTTCTCAGCACATAGAGCCTCGAATTTATCACCCGCATCATCGGCACTAAAATCGAAATTCTTAGCAGAGATAGTAATCACGCCTTCTGCGTACTTACTTTTCGCTCCATCGAGAATTTTTTGCTTGCATTCTTTTATTTTTTCTTGTTGTTTAAGTTTTTCATTATCTTCTTTCAAAGATTTAACTTGGTCTAAAACTGGTTGCATTAACTTTGTCAAAGTTGCTTCGAGTTCGCTTGGGTTTTCTTTAGGATTAGGCTCAGGATTTTTTTTCTTAAGTTCTTCAAGTTGTGCTTCTAATGAAGCCTTGTCTTGAGCTAACTTAGTTCTACTCTTTTGGATTAGCTTGGCTGAAGCCTGAAAATCCTTAGCTCTTTTCTTAACATACTCTTCTTTGTCTGCTGTTTCTTCTAAGGCACTTACCTCTGTTTGGATAATTGTCTCAAAATCTTTTCTTTCCACTTCGTTTAAGCCGAATTGTGAAAGTTCTGCGTTTACCGAATTGGTAATAATTTCATTTAATTCCATAATTTATTCCATAATTAATGTTATATTGTGGCAAAAATACATAAAAAAGTTCATATATGGCAATTTTTTTGTAATTTTGTCGAAATAATTTTATTAAAAATATATGTTTATATCAAGAAAAGACTATAATAAACTACGTAAATTAAAGAATGTGAGGGCTTTACATAAAGGCTCTCAAACGTTAGCTTATTTGTGTAAAAGCGATATAATTATTTATACAGGAGAGAGAGGGATAGGAAAATCCACTATGTTGCTAAATAAATTGCTCAAATTTATAGATGTTCCTAATTATAATGCTTTAATACTTCGTAGAGAATATGGAGATATGGAAAAAGCAGGAGGTATTGTCGATGCTTCTCAACGGGTATATTCACAATTTGGGAGGTATTTATCTTCATCTAAAATGTGGTCATTCCCTAATAATGGTAAGATAGGATTTAATAACTATTCAAATCCACTCAATGAGTTTAGAGAAAATATACAAGGAAAAGAAAATGTACACGTTGGAGTAGATGAAATAACACACATGCCTGAAGGACACTTTAACGAAATATTTTCAAACTTAAGAAACACCATAGGTATAAAACCACAAATTATTGGGACCTGCAATCCAGACCCAAACTCTTGGATAAAGACATTAATAGCGAGATATATAGATGTAAATACAGGGTTTCACTTGCCACCATTAAATGGGAGAGAAATCTACTTCTTTCAATATGGGAATACCATAAAAGAAAGTATATGGGGATTAACAAGACAAGAGGTTTATGATAACGCTAAAGAATATATAGACCCTTATTGGGATAAAAGTATGGCTAAGTATGGCTCTGTTCTTGATATGATACTTAGTATAACAGTCTTTGACGCCAAGACTTCAGAAAATGAAACTTTAATGAGTAGTGGTGGTGTAGCCTATAAAGGCAGATTACTAAAAGGCTCATTAGAGATGAAACATAGATACGCAGTCAATTGTTGGAGTATAGTTGATAGTGGAGAAGGGCTTGTTTCAGAAAAGGATATGCAAAGTATGTTCTATAATTCAGAGAAACGGACAGGAGAGAGATTTGCATCAATGGACGTCGGTGGAGAAGGGCAAGATAAGACTGTAATGTTTATATGGGATGGCTTTCATATAGAAAATGTATATATGACAAAGAGCAAGAAATCTAATGAATTAGAAATATGGGCAAAGCGTATCCTGATGCAAGAGAAAATAGATATTAGAAACTTTGTATATGATGCAGGAGGATTAGGATGGGGATTGTCAGGAAGATTTGAAGGCTCATTAGAATTTATCTCTAACACAAAACAAACTGAGATAAGAGACTATGAAAATAAACTTGTTAAGATATACTCAAACTTCAAGAGTCAGACCATTGGAGCCTTCCTTAGATACCTTAAAGGGATTGACAACAATGGAGATTGCGATATAAGCATAGATACAAAACTTTTAAACAAAGACTTTTTCGGAGAAACACTTGCATCCCATCTCACAAAAGAAAGTAGAGCCATCAGGTGGAGCAACCAAAAAGATGGAGTGTTAAGTAGTATTAGCAGAGATGAGGTAAGAAAACTAATAGGACATAGTGCCGATATTATCTATGCTCTTATTTACCGATTTGCCTTTAACGTAGATGAAGCCTTTTCATTTACCCCATTTGAAGAAGATGATTTCAACAGAATAGCAACCTTTATAACCTTATAATTATGGAAAAAGATACCGACAAGCTACAGCTTGATAAAATTAATTTTGAGAGGAAATGGACTTTTCCTAAGCCTAAAGATAATGAAGAGATAACTCTTACTCAACAAAACTTTCTTAATGAGTATTACCCTTCAGGACATAAAATCTACGATGCAGCGTATTTCCCTGACAAGGAAATAACCATAGAAGTACCTGCCGTAAAAGGAGGACAACCTGCACATAAGATAGTCTTACCAGTAAAAGTTAAGAGAATTGCATTAGCTTTACAATCTATGGTAATAGATGTTATTATGCCTCACTTATTAGGAAGTGATATAGTAAACAAGCAAATAGTTGTTGATAAAAAAATTGAGGATGCAGAAGCTATAACATTATTCAATAATCTATGGAAGTATAAAAACATACACCATAAGATTTGGGAATTTATAGAAGATAGTCTTATATGTGGAGAGTCGGCTTTGTATTTCTATTTTGATGAAGGGAAGTTACAAGCTAAAACATTATCCTATATTAAAGGAGATGAATTATGCCCTAAGTACAATAAGTTCGGAAACGTAGAAACGCTTTACAGAAAGTATAAATCTATTGATGAAGATGGAGACGAAAAGACTTACATAGACAAGATAGATAAAACATCCGTATCTACTTATAATGAAGACGGAGAGCTTATATCTACGGACCAACATCCTTTCCCTTTTATACCTGTAGTTTTTCATAGAAGAAGAGATGGTGCTTACTGGTCAAAAGTTCAGTCAAGTATTGACAGCATAGAATGGAATATATCTGCATTGTCAGAGGACAACAAATCTAAGACAAAAGGTAAGTATCACATAAAAGCAACTAATCCAAAGCAAGTACAATCTACTACAATTGGAGGTAGTGATGTTATTGTAACAGATATTAATGGAGACTTTAAACTCATAGACCCTGTAAACTTATCAGAAGCCTTTAAGTATGAATATGATGCTTTGAAAGAAAATATCTTTGACCCACTTGGAATAGTATTCTTGAAGATGAAGGCAAGTGGAGATATGCCAACTGGCTCAATGAAGCTTTTATTCTATGCAACAGAAAGAGTATGTCGTCAACTAACAAAAGAATACTCCGATGCGGTCCAAACTATCTGTAATATCTTCAAAAAAGGACTTGGAATGGAGATACCTAACATAAAAGTAAATGATGATAAATTTATTATTATGTCAAGCATCCCTGTATTTGTACCAAGTGATGATATAGCAACTCTTACAGCAACAGCAGACGCATATAGCAAGAATGGTATGACATTCAAATCAGTAGTTAGAGCCAATCCAAAGTTTTTGGAAGCTACAGATGTAGAAGAAAAGAAACAAGAGAATGAGGAGAAAGCAAGGCTTAATAATATAGTGAAAGAAGTAAATATTAAAGAAGAAGATGTTGTTGAAGAAGAAAACAAAGATAAAGAAAATAAACCGATTGAAAAAACTGAAGAATAATGGCTAAGCAAAAGAATGAAGATGTTTTTACGGAAATTGATGAGATAGCTTGTACCTACTACCTCATCAAGCAAAACAAGACAGAGGCATATATACTATACCGAAGGATAAGCAATATGCCTACGATAAGCGAAAGCACCGTAAGAGGTCAAGCATCTATGTATTTTAAGCAAGAGAAAATCCAGAGATATATAAACTTTGAGGAGGAGAAACTTAGGAGCAAGTATGGCAATGGAGAAACTAAATTATCATATATGCAAAAAAATACATCTATAGATGCAAATTACTCTGATTATACAGATGAAGAAATTAGGGAGATAGCATTAGAGACACTTTTCTTTGTAAAGGATAGTCCTGACAGCTCTTCATCCGATAAGATTACAGCAGTAAAGAATATAACAGACATAATGAATGCTAAGAAAATCGAGAAACCACTTAGCGAGTCAGAGAAACTTATTCATTATATCCTTCCAGCTGATATATGCGAGAAATGCGAAAGAAAATCTGAAATTTATGCAGAACACGGCTATCCTGC